CCAATTCTGCAAGGGAGCCTGCCAATTACTAGGGCTTGGAATCTCACCTATCGGTGTATTGATTGTAGTCATTATCCGTTATGCAATCCCCAAATAACACCACTGACTGTTGGAGTTCCTGAAGCTGAGATAACAGAAACATGTGACCTAAAATCTAGAGGCCATATACTTTCAAATGTTTGACCAGCGATAACTGGTATGCCAGTAGTAGCAGTCGCAGTACAATCAAAAGCTACAAATACAACTTCAGCAGATGTACCAGACTCATTTCTAATCTGTATACCACGCATAGTAGTCATTCCCATCCTACGATAAGAAGAGGAATTATTTGTAGTTCCAGTCCATTCGTATCCAATACCCTGGTTTCCATCTACATAATCAGAAACAGCCAGAGTATCTTCCCTAACCTCAAACATCATATCATCAGTATACCAGTTGATATTATGTTGGGCAGCACTAACTACATAGACTCTATAAGCAGCACCAGCAGTATCGCCAGGTATGGAATAAGAAGCTGTAATTCGGGCAAAGCTAGTGGTTAGATTAGTGTTAGCAGAGGTAGCTAATTCCGTTCCAGAAGCATCTGTAATCTGTATCTTCACGCTTCCAGATGCAGAAGCCCCTCTTACATAACAAGAAGCTGTAAGATGTTGAGGAGTTTTCTGGACTGCTACAACATTACTAGCCCAATAAAAACCCTCTCCTGCTGCGGAGTTTGCAGGATTAACTAGAAGGGAAGCAGCACCTGAGTTAGCTTGGGCTGTGCTTCTCTCAGCAGCAGCACCAGTAACAGTAAACATTCCTACACCAGTGCCTTCCACCCCTGGATTTTCTATCCAGTTAGTGGCTAGGACTTGAGAAGGAATGGAGAAAAGTGTAGCAGCAGTTGTAGAAGTAGCGGTTCTAAAGGGAGAATACTTTGTAAATGGATGTCCACTTGTCCTTGTAGAGGCATCAATCTCCCACTCTCTGTGGTCAACATGTCGTTCATTCGCCATAAAAATATCTCCCGATTATTTATCCCACCAACGTAAGATGGCAATGAAGCTTCCCATTACTGCCGAGGTATGAAGAACCAATAATCCTAGAGCAATGGCTCCTGTTTTGATTCCGTACATCTTGCTTCGCCACGTTCTTACGTCTTGTAAATCTTCTTGTATGTTCTCAAGATTTCTACAAATAGATTCATTCAAAGCCGTTTGGCTTTGAATATAGTTGTCAAGTCTTTCCATATAAATGGCAAGTTTGACGTTTACATCATCATCTATAGACGTTGACATAAGGAGAAAAGAAGGGGAGCCTGGATAAGCAAGCCCCCCTTCCTTCGGATATTAGGCGTTCAAATCTGTGATTTTGGCCTGTACCCACATGTTCTTGCAGCGCATTTCTGCCATCGTGTACAACAGTCCACGAACTACAAGAGCGTTAGCTGCGAAGTAGTCACGGTTCTCAACGTATTGAGTAGGTTGAGCAACAGCAATCTCTAGGTAATCTGTGTCTAGGACATAGATGTTGGAACCTAGAACGCCATCGTTAGTGGCTACGGCCTTCGGCACATCCGCATCAGGTAGGATGGGGATGCCCTGATAGGTAGCTAGAACCAATCCAGTGCGAGTACCAGGGAAGGTACGCTCTGAACCTACGCCAACTTGGAATTCTTCCTGCCCCATGTAACGCTGGCTGGAATTAAGCAACCGCTCCAAATTGAAGTATTGGTCGTGTCCGAGCAAAATTAGCTTCGGCTCTCCACCATTTTCCCGTATCTTCTGGATGGCTGTGTCCAACAAAGTTAGAGTCAAAGCCCGTCCAGTACCAGAGTTGGAGCCAACTGAAGCAGCAGCATTCCAAGCACCAGCAGTACGGTCATTAAGGGTAAGGTCATAGGCCCGTGTCCGAGCCTGTCCACCACCAACAGCCATAGCATCTTCCGATACGATGTCGTCAATGGAGGTCATACCAGCCCTGGTGTAGATATAAGCTACGTCACCATCAGCAAACGTAGTGCCAGTAGCAACCGTCACAACACCTGTAGAGGTGTTGACACCAGAGACTACAGAACCGCTAGTGCGGTCATGGCCCGAAGCTGAAGTGTCGAACTGGGCTACAGCATCGCCAACCTTAAAGTGTTTGGCAATAGCAGCAGGAACTGTGAAGGTAGTAGTAGCTCCAGCGGAAGTCAGGTATGCTGCTCCAGCCAAAAGCTCTTCATTGATTTCCTTCACATGGTCTAGTTGAGCATGTTCATTCTCCATTGCGAGAACATCCCCAATACCGCCTTCCAACTGTGCGGTGAAGACGGACTTCACGGATGCACCGAAGGTCGTTGATACGATACGAGGCAAGCTCGATACCGTAGCAATATTGGAAATGTCCACTGTTGGGAGACTGCCAGTTTCGGTTACTGGGCGAGAGCGTCCAGAACCACGGTCAGTACGAACACGCCAACCAGCGGTGTTGCCCCACACGGTACGTGGGACTGCATTGAAGAACCTAGTTTGGTTGTTCAACGCCTGCCATACTTTACGTCCATAGGTGGTATTGAAGATACCAGTTGCGGTATCAACAGTAAAGTATGACTGTTTCATCAAGTATTCAGGGCCAAAAACCGATTGGTACAAGCCCCGTTGAGATTGTGCCAGATATTCAGACAATGAGGGATTAGCCATCTTTTGTCCTCCTCTTCTTAATTAATGTATTTTAGCCTAGAAGTTCCCGTGGGACTCCATCAGTGTTCCCCATTTCGATGTTTTGCTGCAACTTCCTGAGTTCACCATATGACATTTGAGCCAACTGGTCAACAGTGTCGCCTGCGTTCTGAGCCTTCTGTATGATGGACGTACCATCAACGCCCAAGCCATCACCAGAGGTGAGGGTAGGGGCAACAAGGCCACGCTCTTCACGGAAGCCCATCTTCCTCAAACGGCCTTCGGCCTCATTGGAAACAGCCTTTTCCATGTTCGCTTCATACGCAGCTATCTGCTTTTTGAGGGCATCCAACTGCATCTTCATTTCGTCCATGTCATCGTCAGGGTCTTTCTCTTCATCCTCGCCCTTCTCTTCTACGGGGAAATCAGGTTTGTCCTCTTCCTCATCATCCTGTTTAGAGTACTTGTCAAAATCCTCATCCTCTTCTTCTTCCTCTTCTTTCTTCAAAGCCAAAATAGCAGCTTGAATAGTCTTCTGCTGGTCTTCTATCTTGGTTCCAATAGGTGCGCCTTTCTCTGAATCATCAGCACTACTAGCCGATTTGCCAGTAGATTTCGCTGAACGAGAGTCACCGCTTACATCCAAACCTTTCTCTTCTGTCTTAGTTCCTTCTTTCAAAAGATTGAAAACCTCAGTAGCAACTGCCTTAACCAATCCCTGTTGTTCGGACATGGCGTGTTGCTTCTGGATTTCCTCATACTCAATCGCATCTTCTTTAGCGAGTCGAGAATCCATCTTTTGGAGAACTTCTGCCACCGCAGCCAAGGCCAATGAATTACCTTCCATCTGCTTTTCGATACGCTCAGATATGTCTGCCATAAGATTTCCTCCTAAATGTGGCTTAGTTTAGCCCTTGTTGTAAGTCACTTTGGGGCTGGTCTTAGCCACATCCGACCCGTAAAGTGTTACTTAAATACAAAATTATACTGGAATTACGAATTCCTACGCCTTTATTATACTAAGAAAAACGAAAAACTCTAAGTTTTTATACTAAGATTCTTCAGGAATATCGTTTATTTGTAAATAAAGCATCTCGTTTCTAAAATCATATAGAGGAACTTGGACTAGTTTCTTAAACTTTTCACACTGAGTTCCTTCGGGCATAGACGCATCAATCAAATCTAATACCTTTCCAACCATGCGAGAGTGCTTTGCTATAATCATTTCTTGAGTTGGGGTTACTTGTCTTGGGTCTACCATAGTCATACTCCTTCCTATCTTCTACTGATAATTTCAGATGATAGCGTTTGAGGTAATGCATTTTTAAGAGTCTTGTCTTTAACTCCTGCCCTTACTTGTTCCCACGCTTTAGTAAGGAAGGGGATTCCTTCTTGACTTGACCTCGCATTAGTAATACGCCATTGCTCAGGCCCAACTTGGTGTGGCCCTTGATAATTTTTGTATTGTTTCTTATGGCTTCTGACTTTAGAAACCTTTCCACTAGCGTGTCTTCTTATATGAGATTTAACATTCATTTGAAAATTACGTTGAGCTGAAGATGCTTGTGAACCATCATGTACTGTAGATGAATAAGGAGCCTCAAAAACAACAGTCCATCCTTTCCTTGGATTCTTAATCAAACGAGCAGACTCTCGTAAGGCTCCACTATGTTCGGGAGCCATCCCTTTAGCTAGGTCAAGAGTTTGTTGACCTAAATCTAACATGAACTCATGGTAAGCTTTGTCTAATGCTTTAGCTAGTTTCTTCATTTTTTTATTCGGCATAATGATTATTATACTCAGGTTCTTCCAGAATCATAATAGTTTTTTTCATTAATCTTTCAAACTCAAGTTCGTCATAAATTAAAGAACCATAGGAATTTCCCCAATCACGCCACTCCATTAACATTCCTACTAGCAAAGTCTTCATTACTATTAACTTAGTTATCTCTTTTTCATCTTTAAACGATTCCATCCCAACCTCTCTCTAATATGTCTGCCCAAGTATCTGGCACTATATCTGTGAACTCAGATTCCACATTATCATATCTACTTAAATAGATAACTTCCTTACCTACATATCCATATGCAGGATGCCAGTAAGTTACTATCTGTTTCGGATGGCTGGCTTTCTGTATTCGCTGGAAAGCGAATTCATCTGGGCCTTTCATACAACCACAGATATGAAGCTCTCCTGTATCTATGTCTATCTCATCAACCCTATGAAAATGCCCTAGCATCACAGAATCAAACTGGGTTTTCTTAAACCCTTCCTGATTATATTGTAGAACACTACGTAGATTGGATACAGTCTTAGTTAAAGATTGTGCTGAACCACCGCCTGATACTGCATCGCCATGCATAATCAAGATGTTTCGGTTAGCTACCGAGAAGATATGAAAGAAACTCTGGCTTATATCAAATTTGATATTAGCATGATTACGGCAAAAAGCAGCAATCCATTGATACATCATATAGTCCCAATCCATGTGTTTATCTTTCATCGGAGGTTTCCTTGTCATACGTCCATGATTACCTACTACACAAGGAATTGAAATGGATGAAAAATGAGGGGCTAAATATCTTAGGGCTTGAGCAATTAAGTTGGCTCCCCTAATCATTTGTCCCATACAGTGGTCTACATTAGTTTTAGATAACTCTTCATGTATATCTCCACTAATCATATCGCCAAGTAACGGTACAACTAACTCATTAATGTCTGCCGTATTTCTTCTATAAGAAACTAGATTAACTAATTGTTGTGTCCATCCATACAAACGGCTGTTAAAGATTTCAAAATCATATTGATTAATACCAGCCATCTGTTTAAAATCTACATACTCACCAACATGTGTATCAGATAAAGGAGCCACTACAATCTGTGCCGTGTCTCCCCTATGTTGGTTCTTAACCTTAGGGAGTTTAATAGGTGGAAGAGCCTGAAAAGCTGGAGCTAGTTCCTCAACAGAGCGAACCAACAAATCTTTTTGGGCTAGTTGTTTAATAGCCTGCTCATATAATTTCTTATAGAGCTTAGTTTCACCACTAGAAGTAGCTAGTTTCTTATCTAACTTTACTCTAGTAGCATCATCTAGATAAGTTTCCTCTTCGTTTTGAGCGTTCAGTTCTTTGTCGTACCAACGTTGAACCGTTGTCCGATGTACTGATAACCCGTGGGTTTGTTCTATCCAGATTGCTATGTCCGTCCAAGTCTCTCCCTGATTCCTCTTCTCTATCGCTTGTCTTTTTATCTCTTCTAGAGTCATACTGTCTCCTTACATTGAGTACCAATACTTTTCCACACATTAAGCAACTTAAATCTTTGTCTTCATTGAACTGCATTGGCCCCTCACACTGAGGGCAAAGGTTCATAAATATCATTGTGGACAATTCTTCTTTTCTTCTTCTTTAGTAATGTTAGCATCTGGTGGTAGCTTATCTTTCTTCCCACTCCTTCTAAGTTCATCAGCACCAAACCCCCAGGCTAAGGCTAACTGTCCTACCGCAGAACCTGTGTCTTGAATCTCTGCGCTACTGCCCTTACGCTTTCTTTCCTCTTTAACCCTTCCAGCTAACAAATTAGTGAAGGAGTTTTGGTCTACAGCAGCTTGGTCTTTCGTACCTTCCATAGCATGTTCCTCTGGTTCTACTGGATTAGGATTGTCAGTTTCCCTTCGTTTTTTCTTCCAATCAGGTTCATTCTGAAGTGGCCCCATAAATCCATGACCAGCAACAGAATGTGATTCCTGCTTCATCATTTTCTGTTCGGGGCTGCTTTCAGTTACAAAATCTACTAGATGGTCAATGCCACGTTTCTTCCTCTTCGGACTACGGTTATCCCCATGCGTTCTAGTGAAAGCACCAGGGTCATTAGAAGTCCATACAGTACCACCTGTTTCAGAACCATAACCCACACCACCGCCCTCTTCTTTCTGTACCGAATTCATCACAGTCTCCGCAACTTTACCAGCAACTCCACCCGCAGCAGCAGCACCAGCAGCGACTAAAGGTGCTGCCAGTAACCCAATTATTTTCTTTACAGGTTTAGGTTTACTAGATAGTTGAAGATGTATTTCATCTTTAGCTAATTCAGTTACATATAATCTACACCAATGTTCGGGGTCAATGCTTCCTTCCACCAATTCACATTGCCCGTTATCAAAGTATAAACACTTCCCACAGACGTAACCTTTGTCTAGTTCAGACTCTGTGCCTGGTCTATACATAACTTCATCTTTATTAACTTTAGTAGCTTTATTCAGATTCATCAGTTAAAACCTCAGGTTGGTCTATATGTTTTGCTGGTGTTCTTTTAGGTGGTGGCGAGAACTTAGCTTTAGATACACTAGTTACTCCAGACCCATTTAAATCTGCTACATAATCTATACCATCTTGGGAAAACCACATCTGGCTTCCATCTGCCAAAACTTCTTTGATTAATGGAGAACCATAACCTTGTTGCATCAAAGACCCTACCCAAGTATTTGAAAGAGTCAATACATTCTTCTTGGCTCTAGCTTCAGCATAATCATCTATGTCTCTCATTTCATCAGTGCCATCATGTTTATCTGCATCTGTGGGAGTCTGACCAGCAGTACGTCCCTTAAACTTACGCTGAGAAGGTGGGATAGATTTGAGCATTGCTTGGATAGCACCTTCTTCACCACCTCCCTCACCACCTTCTTCAGGTGGTGCGCCACCCATTTGCTCCTGCATTTGAGCTTGTTGTTCCATTTGTTCCATCTGTTGTTTCTGTTGGAGTATTCCCATTGCTTGTTGCTCACCGTTCATTTGAGCAGAAGGAACCATTTTACCAGAAATAAGGAACTGAGCTTCATCCAAAGGAACGTCTTGGTCTTTCAAAGTAATCTCAAACCCCAAAGCAGCGAACTGATTTATGATTTGTGCCTTCTGTTGAGCGAAACTTAATCGAGTATTCTCAGCCTTTTCTTCAGGTTGAGGAAGTACTATCTTCCAATCTGTTATCCCAAACATCTTTAGGAGTTGGGGGAAAACCTTTTCATGGAAGATACGTTGGTCACCTTCCACCACACGGCTCATAACTACTAGCTGTTGAGTCTGAGTAGACATACCGCCAAAGGCTTCAGGTGCGCCTTGCCAAGCAGGAGTAACACCCCACATAGCAGCAACACGTTCACGTATTTCTTCACGTACAGGAAGGTAATCCATTTCCTGCAACGTATGGAACAGTCTTACTAAGTCAACTCTACCACGTTGATTCCTGGCTGAAACCGCTACCATTGGTATATAGTTAGGGTCAAGCCTAGTTTGAGCAGCTATGTGTTCACGCTCTCTACGCAAACTTTCAGGGTCATCAGTTGTTACCATGACCATACTAGCTGGCATCTTCCGTTCAAAGAAGTACCTATAGATATTCTTATCCATACCAACCAGGGTTAATGCTTTCTCAAATACCGTAAGTAAAGGACTCCATCCATACGTTTCAGATGGGGAGAACTTAGACACATGTATTACTTCATTATCAAACAGATACATATGACGGTTACGATGGTAGTATTTATACATAGCTGGCAGAGTATTCTGGTCGCAGTCAGGGTGTTCACATACACCAGGGGATTCTAGAACGTCCCTATGAATTGGACAGAGCCAATGGGAGTTCTTCGGCAGACCAGCCGTATCTAAGTCAAACTCAACCAGTGCAGGGTTCAGTCTACGAATTTCAGTAACTCTGGAATTAGTGTTACCGTTACCCATATCCTTATATTCTTTTGCGATGTAAAGGAATCCATCATCTATAGAGTTTATATCATAATGGAACTGTCTCAGAACTTCTTCCAATGATTGGTCAAACGGATTACAATCATCTAAGAATACTTCAAAACGTTCTCGTTGAGCATGGTCTGGGTCTGCTATAGTTGGTTCCCAAGTAATGCCTCTCCTAAAAACCTCTCCAGTAATATGTCCTAGAGGGCCACGTATTTCCTCAACAGACATAGAAATGGTTTGCAAGTCCATAACCAACTGTTGACGGTAGGCCATCTGGTGACGTACCCAAGTATTAACAACGTGGTCAAGGCCGAAAGTAGGGGCTTGTCCTGTTTCACCAGTTCCTTTCATTAGCTCCAACATGTTAATCTGTTGATTCAGATTAGTCATTTGTTGAGCTAATTGGGGAACCTCTGGTAGATATTCTCCTAACTTCATTTAGTGCCTCTTACTTTTATTGGGATAGGCTATTCATATCATCCATTGCAGCAAGCCTAACTACATGTTCCATTGCGGTTTCCTTTAGTGATTTCTTAGAAAGCACAACATTTTGCTTCTCGCCATTTAATTCAACAGTTAATTCATTTATCTGTTGCCTCAATTCATTCACTAAAGTTTCATCTACTTCCGCAGCTTCAACTGAAAAATTAGCATTTTCCAACGTTCCACTTCTTGCAGCTTCTTTAACGAGTGCAATAAACGCTCCCTCAGTTAAAATAGTGATGGCAGGATTATCATCGTCAACATCATCGTCAGGCTGCATATTCTTTAGGGTTTCATGCCATGTATCAAGTACACGCCATGTACCTTTATCATCTTGATTCGCTACGTATTGTTGCTCTCTTCCTTGCAATAAACTACCAATAGGCATAATGTTTCTCCTCTGTTCTTTATTATACTACAATTTCACGGATTATGCAACAGCGCAAGCACTCCAACCACAACTCTTACAAGATTCACATCCATCAGCCATCACAATAAATGGTAACTCACAGCATTTAGATGCTATATGAGAGTCCGTATGTCCACTAACAAGCACTTCCTTCTCCCTACTTCCAGCCCTATATACTGTAACACCCTTACAACCGCTCTCCCAAGCCTTCATATAGGCATCCCATACATCATTATGGGTAGCATCAGGAGATAAATTAATCGTTTTAGAAATACCAGAGTCACAATGTTCTTGGAAAGCAGCCTGCATTTTAATGTGGTTAGCAGGAGTTATGTCAGAAGCTGTTACATATAACTCTTTAAATGCATCAGGTACATCATCCCTATCCTGCAAACTGTTGCCTTCCGCTAAGTAATCCATTAAGTCTTCGGAATAGAATCCAAATTCTTGGGCATCTGCTTCAAAATACTTATTCACATAGTACAGAGTTTTTCCTTCTAGGATGTTCTGTTTCTTCCACACCAATGCAAATGTAGGTTCAATACCGTTAGAAGCATCCGCTAACATAGAAATAGTACCAGTAGGAGCCACAGTTAAACGGCAAGCATTTCTATAGTTTTCATGTACAGGATAATCACTCTTTTCCCAAGCAGGGAATTCCCCTCTCACAGCCCCCAATTCCAAAGAAGCTGCGCTGGCTATCTGATTTATGTACTCCATGAGTTCACTACCCAAGGAAACAGCCTCTTCAGTATCATAGGGAATACCTAATTGAATGAGTAAATCGGCAAAGCCCATTACACCCAAACCAATTTTACGGGTAGCTTTAGTCATATCCCTAATCTCAGGAACAGCATAGTCGTTAGCGTCCACTACATTATCTAGGAAACGAATGGCTAAATTCACCACTTTCCTTAGTCTAACCCAATTAATACTATTATCATCTTGATTATAGAATTTAGCTAGGTTAATCGAACCAAGGTTGCAACTTTCATATCCCAACAGGGGCTGCTCACCACAAGGATTGGTCGCAATTATATCCCCAAATTGTTTGGATACTTTGTTATCCTTATTAATGGTATCCAAAAATACCACCCCAGGTTCTCCATTTCTCCACGCACCTTCAATGATTCTAACAAATACCTCATGGGCATTTAGTTCGCCAGCATTTTCCAATGTATGTGGGTTAACCAAAGTATAATCCGTGTTATCACGTACACATTGCATGAACGCACTGTCTACACCAACGGAGATATTAAAGTTATGAATATCACCTTCTACATGTTTGCAATCAATGAACTCTAGGATGTCAGGGTGATACACACTCATAACAGCCATGTTAGCCCCGTCACGCTTACCGCCCTGTGTTATCATACTAGAGATACGGGAAAGGGTTTTCAGTACTTCTATGGGGCCACACGCCTTCCCATGAGTAGTGGAAATACGAGAATGTTTCGGTCTAATAGTGGATAGGGAAAATCCTGTGCCACCACCAAATTTCTGCACCAAGGCAGAGTCAGTAGCAGCTTTCATAATACCTTCCATGCTATCTTCTATCGGTAATACGAAACAAGCACTCAATGTACCTTGTTCTGTTCCTGCATTCATTAACGTAGGTGAATTAGGTAAGAACTCTAGGTTAGCCATCATAGCCTCAAACTCTTTAGTCAGAAGATGGATTTTACTCTCTATAGTATTATATTCACGTTCTATAGAAGCTATTGCCATTGCTACCCTTCTAAACAGAGCTACTTCGTCTTCTACAATGGCTCCATCAGAATTCTTTAAGTAGTATCGGCTCTTCGCCACGGTTTCTGCTTGTTCCGTTAATGTTGTCATTTTAATCTCCTTACCCTCTATGTCCACAATATATACACAAATTTCGTTCTTTTACCCAAAAGGAAGGATTGCACATCGCTTCTCTGCACGTTGGATTGGGTGCGTTCTGCTGCCTCGTTTCGGCTGGGTTTCCGTCTAGATTTTCCCATAGTTCTACTTTTAACTTATCTACTATAGATTCCTTTAACTTAGCTACTTTATTTTCTTCTTCGTTTGAACCTTCACCTCTCTGTTCTCCTGGGCTTACAGCCGAAAGCCAATCTACAGCATTGCCTAAATCAGTAAACTTATAGGCTGTTTCATGGCAAGCCAACAATGCTAGAGCTATCGAAAAGAACGCATCACCATGACCCATAGGGGTTTCTGGAGCTTTCAATTCATTACTTACAGATAGAATCTGTTGCCTTTGTCTTTCATCACTTATTAAATGCAAACGCCCACTATGTATAAATTCTTCAAAAACCTGAGCCATAGTATTCTTATTCTTTAAAGTAAAGTGTAAACCATGCCACCTAGCGTCTAAGCCCCTATCCTCAAGTTCTCCTCTAGTATTATCTATATACCCTTTAGAAATATCAAATGTTTCAGCCACTTCATTTAGATAGGCTATCTGGTCAGAATAATTCCATCCGTCTAAGAAGGAGGAATGAATCTCGTCTATCCTATCTCCAGATTTCTTAAAGATTACTAAATGGGATGGGTGGCGTTTCTTTCCTACATCGAAGCCTGCAAAGATTTGGTCAGCAGGAAGTCTATCATTATAAGCTTTAGTAACAGGATGATTACGTAAAGTATCATCCTCACACTTAGTAATGTCTTCCTCACTAAAATAAGACTCAGTAGAGAAATGAGGAACCAACATAAATTCAGAAGCAAAGGATTTAGGTCTAGCTGCTTGTTGTTGCAGTAACCACTCTTCGTTATACAGTTCTGGCATTAAAACTCTGCGTCCAGGCGCAGGGTCTAACGCAGGGAGTATTCTATATTTAAAACGGGAATCATCCTTCAATTTAGTAAGTAAATCTCCAGGCATCATGGGAGTTCCAAGAACAATTACTGGTACACCCTTCAAAGGAATGAACAAAGATTCAGTCATAAAGTGGTCTTCTACTTTAGTTAGCTGACCTATGTTTAACGGATTCTCAGGGTCACGAAGCACATCGTCTGCAATCAACGCCCCATTTACATGCAAACCTCTCTTAAATGAAAAAAGACCGCCATGCATGATTTCCATAGGTTGTTTATTTAAATAAAATCTAGCGGAGAAATCAGCCTTGGGTGACCTATTCACCATCATATCTTTTAGAATAGGGTTTCTATAAATTGTTTTATTTATCTCAGAAATATGGTAACGAGCCATACCATCACTGTAAGATAAATAAAGAACAGAACAATCTCTAGGAGCCTTTAAGAGTCTCCAGACTGAGAACGCATGTCCGAGTATAGTTGATTTAAAATGGAATCGGGGTAGTACTGCACAGTAGTTAAGTCCAGCATCCACGCATTCCTCAATATCCTCTGCAAGCACACCAACATGCCATGCTTGAAAATACTCAGGATGGTCATAGCTTTGGCTCCAAATATCTCTAACAAATTCCCAGAAGCTCCCTATTTGAGTTCGGCCTTGTTTAGTTATTAAACCTTCGGCTAGAAGGTTCATTGCGTTATTAATGCTGGTAACTTCTTCTGCTGGCATTATTTTCCTTGTACTAATGTTTTGAGTCTTATCGCAATTTTATTGATGGTGTCTTCGTCTGTGATTTCTTCCACTAAGACATTCAAAACATCTTGTATAAACTGTAAGTTTATCATGCCTTCCATAACTTCTCTTTGTCCATGAATACCTAAGTCTATACTTCTAATAGCATCTATAGCTTTGTCGAAATGCAAACCATTTAATTCACGGTATGCTCTGTTTGTAATATCTTCATATTGATTCAGATGTTCTGATTGCAACCTAGCAAATCTGGAACTTTCAGTTTCAGCTAATTGTTGCATACCTTGAGTCTTAGCTAAAGCCTTGAGATTATCCCACTCCTCTTTCTTAACCCACGCATAAATTGTAGGAGTCTTAACCTCTACATCATATTCAGTGGTAAGGGTTTCTGCAATTTCCCTAGCAGAGAGATTCCCTGCTAGGTACAATTCCATCCCTCTAAGTTTTACTTCCTGAGGAATTACTTTGGGCATCTTAGGCTCCGTATATACTGTTGGGGTCTAAGCCACCAAAGCCAGCATCTGATACATGTTGGGAATCTATGTTACCGCCCCAAGGGGAGCCATCAGGCTGTAAGAACTTACTGAAGTCCACATGCCCACTTACGCCAGTATTACACGTAAAGCAAGCAGGAACCTTATACTTCTGGCTACCAGATACTATCGTCTTAAACTTAATAGCAATCTCATCTGGTCTTCCACATAACCCCTTGATACCAGGGTCATCTTTAAAAGAATTATAAGTTCTGTTCTTTAGAATCGTTTTAAGTGTGCGCTCTGCTCCAATCTGTTTATTCCATTTACAACCGTAGTATTCACACCAAACTAATTTAGAGTACTCTGCTTTCAGTTCCTCTTCGGTCATGCCCTCAGGAAGTTTATCTTCTTCCGTAGTAGTCTTAGGTATTGGCTCTATGAAATCAACCCTAAGCTTATCCTGATTTATTCTCTGTAGTCCCATCTTTTCTCCTTTTATACCATAATGCTATACAAGCTGCGTCTGCAAAATCTTGTTCTTTGAATACCTCTCCCCATTTCTCAATGGCGAAGGTTTTAATGTCTGGTTTCTTTACATTCCCCTTACCTATAACCGCCTTCTTCCATGACCTATTATCCACTAAGGTATGAGGAATAGAATGTTCTTGCAGAACTACTCTAACCCCACCAACCACATAAGCAATAGCTAGAGTAGTACGAGGATTCTGAATATAAATAGCTGCCTCTACAGCAGCCCCAGATATTATATCTATTTTACTCAAGTCTTCCGAAAAATTAGCGAAAATTTGCGAAAATCTTGTATCAAAATCTGAACCTTTTCCTTCAGACTTGAACTGTAAAACTATGTTTTCCTGTTCATCAATGACGATTCCATGTACTGCTTTGGATGAACAATCTAAACCTAAATACATTATAACACACTATTGGACATTTGTCTAGCGTGAAGTTTTCAATGTTCTATATTCTTGAACACTGAAATATGCAGTTGTAATACTATTCAACTTACCCAACATGCTTTCATATAAGGCTTGGGCTTCAATATATGATTGATATGTATCTTTGAGCAAACGGTTGGTGGATAAGGCTTCACCTTCCCGTACTTTTTCAGGCGGGGGTTTCAAACCCTGCTTCTCATATTCCTTAACTAGAGTATAACCTGTAGTGGCTAAACCCGCTTCATAAGATAACTTAGCAGAAGTAGCTTCCGATTTCAACTGCCCTACCATAGCTTCTAATTGAATTTTCCATACACTGTACTCCGCTACTTTATCATTTAATTCTTCCACATTCATGCTACGCAATTCAGCATATGAATGGGTAGCCATATTTAAGTTTTGAACTTGAGCCTTTATTCTTTCATTAAGCTGCGCTAACATAAGTCTCCTCATGGATAAATGGTGCTACGATTTCAGCGCATTGCATCACCTTGTCTATATCAAAATCATCTTGTGAGTTTCTAAGTTTAGTTTCCATGTCTACCCAAATTACAGTATCTTCAGGAAGGAAGTAATCTAGGTAATCCAGTTCTGCTTTAAGGTTATCTGGGCCTAGCCCACCAGCATACCCACATTTCCTACCTTCGATAGCTGAAGGCCATGCAAAAGGAGTCCTGCCAGCACCACTAGAAGTATCAAATAACAAGGAAGTTTGGGGATGGATTTCATGTATCCAATCATTCTCACCATCCATCTGTACTATAACTTCTTGTCTCAATTTATCAATTAGATTTCTAAAATTTGCTTTGTCAAGAATCATGTCTACTGGTAAGCCATGAAAGTTTAATTGAATTCGTTTAAATTTATTGAATAGGTCAACCCCAACAAGTCCAGCGAAAGTGGTGATATTTCCTCGTACAGCATTAGTTACAAACGCCCCACATAGGTGAGCAGATAAAGTAAGGGAAGAATCTGCCAAGGGGGTTATCCATTGTCTAGATGGAAATCTATGGCTTCCAGTAGAAGGGAATAATATACCCCATTCTACAAAAGGAAAGTAAGTGGAAACTTCTTCTAAATGCGCTATGCTTGTGGTATCGTCTGCACCTGTAAAAGTAATATTAGAGACTTGCATTATTTGCTCCTTTCTGAACTTTCTTATCTGAGAATTCTTTAGCTTTTTCCTTAAAGCCCCATTTTGTCCTAAGCCCAGGTCTTCTCTTTAATTCGTTTTTCACAAATTCTAATTCGTCTGGTTCTAACTCACCCGCCCACCCAGGAATTAAAATACGTTTATCAATATCCATACCACTCACCTCAAAGGTTCATGGTATTATTGTACCTAAATCGTTATATTTTTACATGAACACCATCTATCGCCCCCGCATTGTGGTGGGCAAACGTCCATTTGCATAATTGCTTTGCAACGATTAAAGATAGCATCTATGTGCTTCTGCTCATATTTCACAAGGAACGCTTTCAAATCTTGGTTATCCTTGTTTTCATATAATACTGTTCCATATTCTACGGGCCATAAAGCTAAGTATAGCTGTAATTGAACAAGGTGTTCGGGTTTAGGGGAAGAGGTCAACTTATTAAAGCCTGCATTATTAATAGATTTTAGTTCTACGGGCATTGGCCCATATTCCCCGTGGTCGATAATAAAGTCTATGCGCCCTGAAATGGGGGGGTAATCAAAAGTTACAGGTACTTCCCGTTCCAATTCCAACCCCATATCATTAAAGTATTTGGATACACGATTTTCCAATGCGGAGCCACACCCAAAGATACGAGCTAATTTAGGTACTATCGTATATGCTTCTAACAAACCATTATATCCTAAATACAATAATCTGTCACACGGTTGTCCTACTTGAGAGGGATGGAATACTCCAGCCCTTGGGGGATTATTATGCCCCTCTAAATGAGCGTCTAAAGCCTTCAGAAGCCATTTGTCTTGGTTGGTTACTGGTGTTGGGGGTTTCCGTTTGGCTCTAGGTTTGTTGTTTCCTCTTCCTGAAATTTGTCGAATTCCTGCCATATGTCCTCGATTATACCCTCTAGGGTTTGAGATTTAATGTGTACTACACGGTCTACTAAATAAGTCTCCATTATGTTCATATCTCGTTTTCTGTCTCTTTTACTATAATGACCATAATGACCGTCAGCTTCGATAACTATATTCAATTCAGGTAGAAAGAAATCCACTATGTAAGGTTTAAACCAATCACATTGTTCTATATAAGAATATCCATATGAATCTAATGCAGACCTTACATACCGTTCCTGTTGAGTATCGTCTTTATAGGGCTGTTGCATAATTCTCTACTTCCTGCTTCAATGTATCATACAACTCAGGGTCTTCTTCAAAGCCTTTCATTAGGTTAGTACGTCCATGAAAGCTAGTATCTTTATAGGCATAACGCCCATTACTAGTAGTGGTTAGAATTCCTGTATATAAAGCTTCGTCTATAAACGCTTCATATTCTCGTACCCCAGAATTAAAAGTAAACGGTACAGCAGCTTGGTCGTCAACCAAACCACCAACCTTAGTCTTATTAATTCTTACCATCATGTTAAAGCCTTCTCTTTCCCCTGCTTTAGAATTAGAGGAAGGAAGCCATTCTCCCTTACGCACTTCCAACATTAAGTGAGCAAAGAACTGTTGTGCTAATCCACCTGGGGGTAACGGTTTATAACCACCGATAGAAGTACGTTCTTGGTTAATAGCTATAAACGCAGAACCATTCTGAAGCTTGTTAAAGAACCTGGGAAAGCTACTATTGATGAATCTAGATTGCCAAGCCATTGGGCTTTTCTCCCAATCATCTTCTTGAACTTGTTGCGGGGATAATGCAGCCAAACTATCCAACACAATAATATCTACTGGCTTAGTGCGATTCTTTCCTTTAGAATCGAGAGTTACCCCATCTAACCATTCGGATAATACTGCCATTGCTTCTTCGCCAGAATAGGGTTGAGCTAGTAATACCCTGCTAGGGTCTAATCCACATGTTGCAGCCCAGTCCTTATCCCAGGATAGCTCTGCATCAATCCACCCAACTAGACCACCCTCTTTCTGTACTTGAGCGCAAGCCTTAGTAGCCAAGTAGGATTTACCACAGCTAGGCTTTCCAGTAAGTAACGTCATTCGTTTCTTAGGTATACCACCATGTAGAAGCCTGTCTAAGGCTGGTAGCCCCAAAGAAATCTTTTCTAGGTCTAACCCTTCTGCATTACCTAGAGTCCAGTTATTGGGCTTCTTGAGGGCTTTGTGGGCATTCTGAATGTCTGCTAAGAGACTATCTAGTTCATCGAAATTAGTTTCCATTGTCACTCCTTGATAAAATCGCTTCGGCCCAGGCGAAATATACGGCACAGGTCTGAATAATTTCCTGCATTAAATTTTCTCCATCCTTATCATAAATGGCTGTAGCTACTTCTCCATGCTCTTCAGAAGCAATTATATACCACCAATAATCAGGGTGTGTTAATTGTCTACCCCATAGCTCTACTTGTCGTTCCCTTTCGGCTAATACCGCTTCTAAGACGTTAGCCCTCGCTACTTCATTATTCATTACGTCAACAAACTATCTGTCTGGGAATCTACCTTAGTCTTAATTACATCCCATACTTGGTCTGCTGTATAACCAGCATCTTCCAGTTGTTCGTCTAGTGGAAGTTCTGTATCAATCTGGTCTATAGAAAGGTCTATACGTCCATACTGATTCGTTGCTAAATCGCCTACCCTAAATGTGAATCCTAGATGCATACTTACTTTAGCCATTCTTATCTCCCTGTTCTAATAATTTATTAAATTCTGTCATAGGATGAAGTTCCCTTGCTGATTTGTAATAACTAATAATTCCAAATCCCCCTATATCTTTAAAGGGACAATTTTTCATAACTGAAGCATATTCCCATCCTACAAAGGATGCTTCCCCATCACCGTGGTCATGGGCTAGAATATAAATCTCTACAGGATTATTAATTTCTTTTTTCTTTATAAGAAGATTGAAGGGTTTCAAAGCCGTTTTAACATCTATAATTCCTATAGGAGTAGTAAAATCTATTCCCCCATCACCATTAGGCCGTATAGTAGTATCAACAGGAAATCCATAGACACTACTAAATAATAACTCACCTAGACTACCACGAATATCTTCAGTATTTGGGTCAGTAAAAAATCTAGGAGTGCCTTTGGGATGAGCCTTTTGTCTCTGTTTTCCCAACTGTTCCGCTGTTATTTTTGATACTTCCCTTAAAGTCCATTTATCTATGGGAACATCAAAAAAGAATTCGCCCTTTTCTATGGATTTATTAGGAACCTCTACAATTTTATACTGTCTAATCACTTCGCTACGGCAGAACAAAATTCTATTTAAATTGGTATTCACTACAGCGTACACTAAATTATCTTTGTGCATCAACTTTGTTTTACGTTCAGGTATATGTACTGTAGGGTGAGGCCACTTATCTGTCCATATTCTTCTAACTTCTACCTCATAACTAGCGTCACGCCCTGGAACTATTAAATCAGCACCCCAATCTGGGTTCTCTACTGCTGGTATATCAATACTATGTAAGTACTTTAATACAGCCTGTTTCCCTACTTTGTCATTCTTCTTATAGTTACCTTTGCTAAAAGGTTTCCTAACTGGTTTCTTCAACATCTATGTCCCTCAACGGTAATTCAAAAGTTTTATGAGATAACATTAATCCTATTATAGCATATCCAGCGATATCTGTCAAGGTGTCTTGGAGAGATTCGTTCTCTGGATGCTTATCATTCTGAACCAAATTAATTAAACGATTAATCTTATCTGATAACCGTATCATAATTCCTTCAAGCCCGAACATTGTGATATTCGTAGTTCCATAATCTGTCTGTTTCTGGCAGACTAGGTTTGCTATGTCCACGGCTTCCTGCATACAAGCCCCATTAAAAGTGGTAGCATCATCAGAGCGAGAAATCTCTTGCCTCAGTTGCCCATTCAAGGCTTCATGCATACGGTTGATACGTTCTAAATCTTGTATACGATTCTTGAATTCTTGAATCTTTTTTCCTAATGATAACTCATAATTGTTTTGTACCATATTAACTCCAATCAATATAATCTTCTATAAAGTCCACTGATGCTAAAGCTTCTTCAATATCCTCTAGTGATACTTCAACTTCTTCGGAACAGGGATGGTCAATTACTTCCGTAGTATACTGCCAGTAATCCCGTTTAGAGGCCCAAGAAGGGTCACATACTTCCATATCTACTACCAATGGAATACCCAAGCTGTTTTCCTCTAGTATTTCCTTTAATGTCCACGGTAGTTTAGCGAGTTCATCATCGTGAATTTCACAGATAATCTCATCATGTACTTGCATTAAAATACTGCTTTTCTTATCAACTAAATACTCATGTACTTTAATTATACGTTCATTTAGAATATCAGCAGCCGTACCTTGTACTAAATAGTTAACGCCTTTATAGCTATAATCTTCAGGAATCTTGTAAACTCTTCCGTATCGGTTTTTTATCCAACCTCTATCTACTACAGTAGTCATAACACTATCAAAGAATTCTTTAGAACCCTCTAAGCCAGCAAAATATTTCTTCTTATAGTCAGCAGCTTCGGGCTGAGAAGTTTGTAACTGTAATGCCAAGCGTTTTGTACCAATACCATAAATAGTACCAAAGGTAATATTCTTAGCTAGTTGTCGTTTCTCAGCAAAGTCCTTACTGTCTTCGGTCACATGGAAGGCAAGTTTGGCAGCTTCTGCATGAAAGTCTACATCATCTTGCTGAAGCATTGCATTAACGGTTTCATTATCCAAGTAGTTTAGAAATACACGTACTTCCATTTGGGAGTAATCGAAGGCTACTAAACTAAATCCTTCCCTTGGAACAAAAGTTCGTCTAATGGCTATTTGATGTTCATCCTGTTCATTGAAGGATTTATCACCCATGAACCCCCACGTATCCAATACAGCATCATCTAACTCTCCGATACGAGTCAGCCCTTTTGCTGACATAGCAGATGCTATGCGTTCCTTAACTTCAGAGCGTTCTTCCTCAGATAAATCTCTGTAAGTTAGTTTAAAGTGATTACGGGGAATATTCTGTAAGTTAGGAGAACGAGAAGAAAGCCTTCCTGTTAATGCTCCCCAATTACAATATTGAGTGTGCAGTATATCTATGTCAGTGTAAGGCTCTATGTACGTGGATTGAAGCTTACCCAATGACCTATACTGTCTAATGAGTCCCGCTAACTTGTGATTAATACCAATGAGAGCCAGTTCACTCCAAGATTCTTTCCCACCTGGGGTTTTAATAGGAGAGTTAATTCCTATCTCATTAAACACGGCTCCAACTTGTTGAGGGCTTTGAATAGAAAATTCATAGCCAACTAAACCAAAAATCTCTTGAGCTACTTCTACCCTGCGCTTTTCTACCTTACTTAAAGATTCTGTGGCGTAGGCTTTATCTACCGCCACACCACGGCACTCCATATCATATAACACTCTAGTAAGTTTACATTCCAATTCAAAGATATCTTCCTGCCCCGATTTCTGTATCTTCTTGTGGCAATCCTTGTAGATTTTATATGTCCAAACTACATCTAATTCACAGTATGGCCCTAGCAGCGTTGCAGGAGCCATAGAGAAGTCTTTGCTCCACTTGTTACTCTTGAGTACCTTTTTCGTATCAATGTCGTAATTCGCAGCCTCAGTACCATAGTGGCGTTTAATGGTAGGGGTCAATCCTAATTCTGTTACTGTAGAAGGTTCAGTCAAACGAACCATCACAATAACGTCTACTAATTTCGCTATGCGGTCAACCACCAGCCCATCATTTTCTAGGAATCGTAAATCAAACTTGAGGTTATAGCCTAGCAACTCTTCAGTTGATTGAGATACTACTGCCATCAGTTTAGCTAAACAACCAAAAGGTAAATTATCGCCTTGCTGATGCCTGAATGGAAAATAAAAGGATTCATCATCTTCCATAGTAGCTATACCTACACCACAGAGTTGATTGTACCCAAATGCATTTAAACCATTAGTCTCTACATCTATAGTTTTTCTAGGGCTAAACAACAGGGCTGGCATTACTTCGTCAAACTTTTCTTGGGTATCTACTAACATTCCACTATATCCACTTTAATTTCGGCATTCCGCAAAAACCATTCTGCTTTTTCCTGAAGATACCATGTCCTAGCTACTATGCGCTTTATCTTAGAGTTGCAAATTGCCTTGGCACATTGGACACAAGGCGTAGTAGTTAAATAACAGGTTAGATTATCATCAGACCGTAGCTGTAATAGCGCATTGATTTCTGCGTGAACTGCTATACATTCGTCTAGACCTTCACCGCTAGGGTAATCAACTCCTTCACAGGGTTCATCCGTACAATGCAGAAATTTAATGGGTACGCCATTATAGCCTGTAGCTACTATATGGTTCTGAGAATCGACTAAGACGCATCCTACTGCCCTTCGCTGGCAAGTGGCTCGTTTAGCAACCAACTCTGCCAGTTCCAAGCAGTAGGAATCAAAGTCTATTCTATTAGAAGAGGTCACCCAAACCATCCTCTTTAGAAGTACCATTAGCAATAGTGGGGGCATGTTCTCCATCTACAGAACCACCATAGCGTTCCATCAAATAGCTATGTACGCTATCCAATTCCGCTGCCTCATCACCCTTCTCTGAAGGTATTTCTAAGGCACGGGAAGTGGCTGTAATGCTGTAAGAAGTGTCCGTAGCACCAGAACCAGTACGTTTAATCCTAAGCACACCCTTGTCCAAGCTACCCCAATCCTCGTACACCTCTACCAATTGGTTCCACACGTAGTCACTACGCCCAAAACCAAGGGGTATAATGCGAAAGTCATTAATGGTTTCCTTGAACAGTTTTTTCCCGCCAGGGCCATCTACGCTTTCCCACTCCTCGTTCCGCTTTTCATCATGCATAATTTCATATACAAAAGCCCAGAACGCAAATTTATGGGAAGGGCGTACATCATCAGGTACTGCGGATTGGTCTATCCCATCGTCCCTAAGAACGTTTGTCCAACGATTGTTTTGCCTAAATGTATACATGTAGTATTCATCTAGGGAACTGTCTCCCTCTTCACCAGTAGCAATAGAGGTTAGGAAGATTTGGTCACCGTCTTTCAACCAAATTTCCTTGCCAGGGGTAAATGTGGTTCCTGCACCACTTCGATAGTCGTCCCTAAGTTGTTGTATTTTTGCTATACCACTCATATGAGTTCTCCTTTTACCAATATTCTCGGTCTTGTATTATTTGTTTCAAGACCTTTGAGTTATGAATGTCTTGTACATCTTTATAACCCCTTGGTATTACTATGTATGATACCATATAACTAGGCTCCATGTCAAGTAGGGCTTTATTAATCCCTATCTGACCAGCTTCATCATTGTCTAAACACAGTATAACTTCCTCAGGATAAAGAGTATTTAAGAGTCTGATTTGTTCCCTGGAGACATGCGCTCCAAGCACAGCCACGGCAGGGTAGCCATGTTGCCTTAACCACAATGCGTCTAACGCTCCTTCAGTTACATATATTTTCGCAGATTTCTCTAAGAGGTTGCCACCAAACAGTACGGTAGATTTCCTGAACCCAGGAGAATACATATACTTTGGAGTAGCTTGTTGTCTACGAGAAATAAACCCTTGTAACTTATTATTAAAATCCTCTACGGGGATAATCAAATCCCCATATTTATTAACTATGCACCCCACATCTTCTAACACTTCCCTAGTAAAACCTCTACGGAATATCCAATGGTTCTGAGGGATACTTAAACCTTCTGGTAAGTGAACCTCTTCCACTGGAGTTTCTACTATACTACTCAGTTCATCCCAGAAATCCAGTGACCACTGAGCAGTATCCAATTCAGATTCTACTTCGTTCCAAGGAACTCCTAAATGTTTTTGCATGAAATACTTTAGGCTACCTTGACCGCAGCCCCGAAAGCAAATCCATAAACCTTTAGTTGTATTGATTGCACAGGAAGGAACTGAGTCCACATGGAACGGGCATAGAATATTAAATTCATCCTTATCTATAGGGACATCAAATCCATGTGTTATCAATATTTGGTTCCAATCAGTTGCTATCATCAGAAATCAGTAGCCCACACATAATCAGGAATTTCTTTAATATCACCACAATCTACATCCCATTGCATAACAGCAATGTCTGATGGTAACTCTCCATCCCTATACTTCTGGTATTGAATTATACGCTTATCGTCAGCGTCTTCCATCTTACACATTCCTAATGCTACATCTGCTGCTCTAATCAGAGCATCGCCAAACGCTACTTGGTCAGCCCTTGGTGGCACAAACATATTAGAGGCATCCCTATTAGCCTGAGTAGAAACCATTATAGCCGTATCCATAGCAAGGCACAAGTTTTTTAATCCATAGAACAAGGCATGAGATTGTTCCCACATAGCCTTTTTACTCTCACTCTGAGATATTAGATATACACCATCTATTACTACAAACTCAGGATTATGTTTACGAATCAAAGAAGCAATAGCTTCTAGAGAAATAGTAGATTGTCCTACTATATGGTCACATACTAGCAACGATTTACTGTTGGCCTGTTCCTGTAAAAACTTAGCGTATACCGCCTCATCAATAGGTTCTCCAGAACGTAAAGCTTTGTGGGAAAGTTTGTAACCAGTCAACGCTCCTAATACTACATCTATCCGTAAGCTAATAGCGGAGATAGGCATTTCAGTAGAAATAAGAAGGGTTTTCTTACCTTGCATCATAGCAGTTACAGCAGAGTGTACCATTAACCAAGTCTTGCCTACTGTAGGTCTAGCAAATACTGCTATCAATTCTCCTGGCATCCAGCCTACACCAGTTCCATTCAGAGCTTTAAAAGATGTGGCTACACCCATTAAGCCCTCTCCCATTTTCCGTTGCTTAGTACGTTCTCTCCACTCGCCTAATCTGTCAGTGGAACCCTCATCATATATAGTTATGTCTTCATCATAAGCAACCTCAATATCAGTCAGGCTGGTCATTATAGAAGAGAGGGCTTGCTTCGGATTTTCCTGCACAACATCTTTCTGAGTACGAACAGCAGAAATAATTTGTCTCTGCAACACTTGATTTTTAAAGCAATCCATCGCATAGTCAAAGTTAACACTTTGAGCTTCTGGGTGTAATCCAATGGGTTTATATTCTTGAACGAGGGTTTCTGGAGAAGGAAATTCCCCATATTTATCGAAGTGGTTTACAACAAATTTATATACTTCACCAAACTTAGCAAAGTCCTTTGCTGTATGTTTAAACTCCCTTAAACTTCTTTTGTTATCTAGGCCAAAGATGATTGCTGATTCAATGAACTCAAAACTCTCCATTACTATCCTCTATATAAAATTCTGTTGG